TTAAGTGTTAAGAAATCTAAAAAAGGTCCACTAAAACAAGTTGTGCCAGATTATCAAAGACTTAAAAACTTCTATACATTATTATGGGATATGCGTGAGATGACTGGATATATAAATATCGTTGCAGTAATGCAGAAGTATTTTGACCAAGCAATAAGTGGTAATTGGTCTTACAATCCAGAAAATTACGAAGACAATCAAGTACCTGTATCAGTAATGGCACAAGACTTATTGACGACATATAAGATGGGTTGGAAAACAAGTTATTATCAAAACACATATGATGCTAAAAAAGATATTGACGAACCTGCACATCCAATAGGGTTTGTTGATAACGTGCCTGAAGATGATAAACCAAAACAGGAGGACGAGAATTGTGACTCGTGTACAATCTAATGGGTAAGAGTGTATTTAATAAAGACAAAAATTTAGACGCTACAAAACAGTTAATGTTTTTTGGACCTGATCTATCTGTACAAAGATATGATAATATGAAGTATCCTATTTTTGACAAACTAAATCAGCAACAATTAGGATATTTTTGGAGACCAGAGGAAGTGTCTTTACAAAAAGATAGAAACGATTATCAAACATTATCTGAACAACAAAAGTTTATTTTTACATCTAATCTAAAGTATCAAACTATGTTAGATAGTGTACAAGGTAGAGGTCCTTGTCTAGCATTTTTACCATTTGTATCATTGCCAGAAGTAGAAGGCTGTATTGTAACTTGGGATTTTATGGAAACAATACATAGTAGAAGTTACACATACATTATTAAAAATTTATATTCTGATCCTACAGAAGTTTTTGATACTATCATACAAGACGAGAAGATAGAAAAGAGAGCAGCAAGTGTAACTAAAACTTATGATGATCTAATTAAAATGGGTTATCAATGGACTATATCACCAGATAAGGTTGACTTGTATGAGTTAAAGAAAAGATTATATCTAGCAATGGTAACAGTAAACATACTAGAAGGTTTACGTTTCTATACATCTTTTGCTTGTAGTTTTGCTTTTGGTGAATTAAAATTACTAGAGGGATCAGCGAAGATAATATCATTTATTGCTAGAGATGAAAGTCAACACTTGGCTATGTCACAAAGAATTATTAATAACTGGAAAGACCACGAGAATGATAAAGATATGACAAAGATTATCAAAGAATGTGAGAAAGAAGTTTATAAGATGTATGATGATGCATTGAATGAAGAAAAGAGATGGGCATCTTATCTATTCTCAAAAGGTTCTATGATAGGTTTATCAGAAAAACTATTACACCAATTTGTAGAGTATATGGCAAATAGAAGAATGAAAGGCATACAATTAAATCCACAGTATGACCAGAAAACAAATCCTTTGCCTTGGGTAGAACATTGGTTAAATAGTAGGTCAACACAAAACGCTCCACAAGAAACAGAAATTGAATCATATGTAATTGGTGGAATAAAACAAGATGTTAAGAAAGATCAGTTTAAGAAATTTAAATTGTAATGGAAAAAGTACAAAAACATTGTTCTAATTGTGACACTAAATATTCAGTAGAATGGAATGAGGAAGAGCAAGAGTTAGAACCTCTTACTTGTCCTTTTTTTTTTTTTTTGGTAGAAGATGAAGAAGAAGTTGAGTGTGTTAACCACGAAGACAAAGAAGAAGATAATTGGAATTGATTACAGTTTAAATTCTCCTGCTGTTTGTATTGCAGATGAGAGTTTTGAATTTGATAAATGTAATTTCTTTTTTCTAACTAGTAAGAAAAAACATATGGGTATCTTTGGAAAAAATATTGGTGGCATAGAACATAAAGAATACAAAGACCCAATAGAAAGATTTTATAATTTATCTCAATGGGTACTAGATATTATAGATGAGTATATAGGTCTATATGATTTAGAAGTGTACATTGAAGGATACTCATTTGGTTCAAAAGGTCAAGCAGTATTTCAGATAGCTGAAAATTGTGGTATTCTAAAATATAGATTGATGGATAAGAGAATAGATTATGAAACACTTGTTCCAACCCAAGTCAAAAAATTTGCATCAGGCAAAGGCAACGCTGACAAACAATTAATGTATGATAGTTTTTGTAAAGAACACAAAAACAATTTGATGAAAGATTTTGATATGGAAAAATTAAACAACCCTGTCACAGATATTGTTGACAGTTTTTACATTGCTAAATATGGTTTTGACAAAAATAAAAAATCTAATTGATATTATAAAATACAAATATAGAGAACTATTTCCTATAAGAGTATTGAGAGCTAGAGTTTATCCAAAAGCTGTTGGTAATTTAGTAAAAGAATATGATGTAAATAAACTAATCATTAGACCAGGTTCAGAACATTTAGAAAAAACAAAAGATCAATATATTAGATTAACACATAGTATGGATAAATTAGGTTTATTATATCCTATTATAGTTACATCTTACGAAAGATATTGGTTTAAAGACAGATGGCCTAAAGACGAAAATGGTCAACCAAAAAAAGGATTGTTATGTGTAGTAGGTAATCAAAGAGTATTATATGCTAGAAAGAGAAGATACCATAAGATAGAAGGTTATTATGTAGTAGATAAAATGGATAGAGATAGAGTGAATGCAAAAACTTTTAAACAAAGTTATCCTAAAACTTGGATTGATATTAGAGATGGAAAATGGCAATGAAAAAAATATTATTGATAATTAGTTTAGTTATTCTATCTGGTTGTATGAAACAAAATTGTGTTGGACCTGATAAATGTGATAAGAAAGTAGATTGGAATAATCCTGGATTTACAGTTTTAAGAACTATTGTAACTCAAGGTGCAAATGCAGGAAATTAATGAAAATCTTAAAAGCAGAGTTTGATATACCTGGATACAAAAAAGAATTAGTTGATGTTAAAGAATTAATGTTAACAAATGAAACAAACTATATGATGAAAAGGTATGATAAATTAGAAATTAGTATGAATAGAGTTGGTATGATTTATCCAATTTTATATACAGATTTAGATAGTTATTGGCTAGTTGAAAAGAGATGGCCAAAGTATGATAATGGAAGACCAATACCTGGAATAGCTGTTCACACAGGAAACAAAAGAGTATGGTGGGCAAAACAAAATGGTTATGATAAGATAGAAGGTATCTATGTCAATTCAAAAGCAGAACAAGCAAAATTAGTAAAGATAACACATATACCTCACGGTAATTTACCTCATTATCCTAATTCATATGGTAGAGGAAGAAGATGATATTGTATTGTGCAGCAGATCCAGTTTACTTTAATAACTATTTTCATTTATGGTCTAGTCAATGTAACAAGTATTATCCTAAACTAAAAAAAATCATAGCATTATATAATCCAACACCAGATATGATTAAGATGTGTGAAGATAACCATATTAATTGGAGTAAAGCTACCTTAATAGACAATCCACAAAGAAAACATTTTTACTTATTAAGATGGTTAAACTTACCTTTTGAACATAATGAACTTATAATTGAAACACAAATTAATTGTATACCTATAAAGACACAAACATTTCCTAGTGATAATAATAAAGTAGAACAATATAGAGTGTCCAGATTAAAAAGAGGATTTTTAGGTGGAGTATCTGCAGCTGTATTTACACCTGACGCAGCTAAAAAAGTTGTAGAACAAGCAAAAGTTATGTTAGATAATCCACCAGAGAGTGACCACCCTATGAATGTGTGGCAGATAAATAATTTAAAACATAGTTTTGTTAAGAGTGAACAACAGTTTAAAAATTTAAATATGACAATTACAAATGACACTTGTTGGATTACTGCTGGTACCTCTCAACATTATACACCTAAACAAAAAATAGATATACTAAATTATTATATAAACAAATGAGTAAATTAACAATCATATTACCAGCCGCAGGAAAAGGAACAAGATTAAATCTACCTTATCCAAAAGAGATATTAAGATTAGATAACGACAACGCTCTAATAGATAATTGTTTTAACTTCTTTAGAGATTACGGAAGAAAAGATGTAGAGTTTGTTGTTGTTATAAATGAACATAAACTAGAACTAATACAGTATCTAGCTAAATATAAAGACAAATTTAACATAACATTTACATTTCAAAATCCAAATGAACAAGAATACACAGGCGCTATAAAAAGTGCTAAACATTTATTTGGTGAATATAATTTAGTTATGTTACCAGATACTTTAATGAAATTAAAACCAAATAATGATTTGTACACCCTAGTACAAAACTCATTATTAGAAACTGGTTTTACATTTCTTTACAAGAAAGAAAGCAACGCTGACATTTTAAAAACAAAAGGTGCACTATATGTAAATCCAGAAAATAATGTTATTGATTACAAAGATAAACCACAAGATGGATTAGATAACTATAATGGTTTTTGGTGCGCCTTTGCTTTTAGAAAAAGAACTTTTGACGTATGTATGAACTTTATGGAAAAGTCAACATTAAAATTACATACAAAAGATAGGGAGATAGAACAAACACCAATCTTTGGTTCTAAAGCTATTGAGATATTAGATTATATTGATTTAGGTACTTGGCCTGAAATTAGAAGGATGATATTAGATTATGAAAACAATAATAACTGATTGTGATGGTGTTTTATTAGATTGGGCATTTGCGTTTGATGTCTGGATGAGAGAACAAGGATATTTTAGATTACCTAATACTGACCATTACTTTGAACAATCAA